TTCCTGAGGGTTTATCCCCATCATACTTACCATATTTATCTTCCATTGCCTGAAGAATTTCTGCGGCACTTTGGTTTTTTTGGTTTTGTATTTCTTGTTTTTCTTGAAGGTTTTTTTCTTTTCTAATATTTCTTCTAGTTTGGCTAACTTCTTCTTTTATTTTTTCAGCTTCTAAAAGTTTATCTTTTCCTTCTATGAGTTGCTCAGCTTCACTTATTCGTTTTTGAGTAGCTATCTCAGAGTCTATTGCTAAACTTTTTTCACCTGCTTTGATTCTCTGTCGTCTTTGAAGTTCTAGCTCC